TTCCATTGGTCACACGCTCCATCTGAAGTATGCTTTTAATTTGTTAGCACTCTGTATTTTGGAGTGCTAATTTTTTATCTGTACATAACATACCACCACCTATTAGCAATGTCAACCCTTGAGTGCTAATTTTTTTAAAGTAATTTTTAAAACCCTTGATTTTACAGGGTTTTCAGGCTTTATTAATTTTCTATTAACTTAATTTTGGCGTTTACTGTACCATTACTGTACCATTTTTTTCAAGTTTTTTTATTTCAAGCTTAGCATCAAATGCATTATTTAGGTGATTATACACGTCTAATGTTACATCACTTTTAGCATGTCCCATTATATATTGCGCTGCTTTAATGTTCACACCGGACCTCGCCATGTTAGTGCATCCAGTATGTCTCATAACATGAGAAGAGAATTGATGAATAAGAACTGGCTCTCTATTCTCTTCGGATGCCTTTTTCAGTTCATACTCGTTATAATACTTAACTACATTATATAAAGCGTTATTCACACCATTCGGCATCATAGGTCGTCCATGCTTCGTCACAAATATAAAATCTGTATAGCCATCTATCGTAACGGAGCATATTTTTCCTAGTTGGAAATTCTGCAACTTTATTGCTCTAAATGCATCACAAGCAGCATCTGTTAATGGTATTGTTCGCTTGCCGGCATCTGTTTTTGTCTTTTTGATGCGAAATTTACAGCCTTCGCCATCTTGGTAGTTACGATATGTCAACTGATGCGTTACATGTAGCTCTTTATTCTTCAAATCTACATCATTATATGTAAGACCTATTAGTTCACCGCAACGAAGCGATGTTTCCAACATAATTGTAATCATTGGAATATGCTTACTAAACATTTTGCTTTGCTGCATAAACTCTAATAACCGCTTTTGCTGAATTGGAGATATTGCTGTTTTGAATTTGGTCTTCTTGCCGTAATCACCAATTGTAATGCTTCGTGCCGGATTCTTACGAATATAGTCATCGTCCACTGCCAACTCTAATAATGGATTTAATAAGTTATGAATTGACTGTAATGTACTGCAGGCATATTTTTCTTTATCCATCTTAGCGTATAGCATTTTAATAGTAGATGTTCTCACATCTGTAATTCTTAATTGGCCAATCGTGTCACGAATATGGGCATTCCATAACGATTTATAGTTTGCTTTTGTGCCATCATCAAGAACTTTAGTATACAAATATACCTCCCATAAAGAATTTAATGTAACATCTTTAACTGATGGGCCTGTTAAAATATGGTCGTCAATATCAGCGTTCACTTCTTTTTCTTTACGTCTAAGCTCTTTTAAGTCCTTAGAATACACAGCCTCGCGATTGCCAGTTTGTGCATTTATGTATCTGTATGCATATATACCATCAGTTCTTTGACTCTCTCCAGTATTTAATTTTCTACCTTTTGAATCTTTTCTACTTGCCACGATCTTTCCTCCATAAGTCGTTGTGCAAGCTATTTAGAATAATTCAACACGTTTCGTTGTGTTTATTATAACAAATATCACTCTAAATAGCTATTCTGCAATACTATCCAAATATCTTTGAATTTTATTGACTGAATACAGCACTCTGCGACCTATGTAGATTCTGGCTTCAGCTTGCTCTCCTATTTTCCGCGCAGTTGCATGGCCACACGATAGCATAGAAGATAGCTTATCTATGTCTACAGTTATAACATTAGGGGTCAGTTTGTTAGTTGTCTTGTTCATTTTGATTCCTCCATATACTATTTTGAAGAAATCGTAATGTTGAGGTCTGACCCCTGTGTATGCTACTTTTTGTTCATGTTCGATTCAATCGATGCAACTCGGGTGTTGAGATCATCAATCTGTTCGCCATGTTTATTTATTCTGTTGTTCTGCTCCTGATTATCTCTAGTCAGAGTATCAATAGCATCATTGAGCTTTTGAATAACAATCCTCAAATCGTTAATAGGCTGAACAAATTTCATTACAACTCCCACAAAAGCTCCTAATGTAACTATTGAAGTAATCAGGTAGCCTATGAATTGTATAGTATCCATTATTATTCCTCGTCGTTATTCTCCACGAAATTCTTAAATGCCTGATGCATACCAGTAGAAGCTAATCCCATTAAAGCACCCAATATGAAGTTCTGGAATGATAATCCAGTAACGATCAGGTTCGAAATGCCACCTACTAATGCAAGAATTGCCGGAATATCATCGTTTGGTATGAACTTGAATAATGATGCGTGCTTAAATATGTATCCCAAGATAAGACATGCAATCACTACTACTGGTACAAAATACGAAGTTAATGCATTAAAGTCCATATTTTACGCCTCCTCTGTTTCAGATTCTCCTGCTGAGACCTTATCAAATATAGCATTGGCATATGCCTCAAACTTGTCATAATCAGCATCCGCTACGGTTTTGTTGGCATTGTATGTCTTACGGTCAGGGCAGCTCTTATACATGTTGATTCTGCCATCAAACTCAAGACGAGCCTCGAAAGTGATAATATTCTGCTGTGTTGCTGGGTCTTTTGAAGAACCCTGAATTGAAAGTGTAGTTGTTGTGTTTAGCATTGTTTAATCCTCCTTAATGTTATCTTCTGTCATGAACTCGAGAGCTGTATAAATCATAGGTGTACACTGCTCTGGGAAATCTTCCTCTGAGATTGTGTTAATCTCTACTGATACATCCACATTTGAAAGTTCTAAATATTCTTTATAGAACTCATCCCAACGTGGATTCTCAGGATTGATTGAGTCAGAATCCCCAGAATACTGCTTTATAAGATTAGCTCTCTCCTCTTTATAAGTCTCGAGCTCAGACGTAAGCTTCTTTAAATTTCGAGCAATAGAGAAACTACCTTTTCTGGAGAAAGACATATTCATTACTCCAGATTTGATAATTTCCTGCTCTATGTCATATAAATGACCTATTGTTGTGTTATATGTTTTCATTTGTTCTCCTTTATCCGAAATATACTACTAGATAATTAATACGTATACTGCCGTTAACAATACGGTCGTACACTGCATACCATGCACCATTTACATAACTTGTGCCTTCGAAATGTGCTGGCACAGCGTTAGCGTCACCATTTGCGACTAATACTACGGTATTGCCATTAGATGCGTTCATAACTCCGAAATAGTCATTAATTTCGCTATTTGATAAGAAATTGCAAGCATTATCGCCAGAATTGCAAACTTTTGTTCCAGCATACATTTTGACTGGTAAATCCTTAGAATTACTTATGAACTTTGAGGCTGTCACAATGTTATTGCATTTCACATTTCCACTCACAATCGCGTTACTATATATTTTTACATCGCCATTGCTAAATTCGTATCCCGTATTATACAATGCATCTCCGGTCAATATAAAATTTATATTATAGCCTGCGACTATTTCGATAGTGCCATGCTGATTATCCGAAGATACCGTGGTAATATTGATACCAAATCTATCTAACGTAATGCTTCCAGAGCTGCCATTTTCATAACCTTTGGTATTTGCTATATCATGTTTTATGCATGTAGAAGTGTTATCTACAATAAAGCTATGCGTTTCTATTCCTTTTGTATTAGGATTTGTTGTCTGTACATTGACTTTGAAACTCTCAGTAAATTCGCCAGATGCACCAGTAATTGTGACACCCTTTATAGTTCCACCTTCAATAGTAGTTCCCTTTATAGTTCCACCTTCAATAGTAGTTCCCGTTATAGTTCCGCCTTCAATAGTAGCTGCTTTCACAGTTCCACTAAAAGTAGCATTACCTACCGAATCTAATGTTAAATTCTTGGCACTAATAGTAAAATGGCCGGTGGTGAGGGCTATTGAGTTGCCGTCGATTTTCAGTTCGGAATTTACCTGATTCACCACATCGCCTACTGCTACCTGGTCTTCTGGTGCTGGTGACCAATCGGTGGCTTTGTTACCCGATTCAACTTTCAAACGTCGCCATCTAAGTTTGCCTGATCCAGATGAATAGTCACATCTAAATGCGATCTCATAATTAGTAGCTTCTCCGTTCCATTTATTTGTTACAGTAAAAACTTTTGATCCGGATGTACTATTGATGTGTAGTAGATTATAGGTGAATGGATTACTGTAATTCAAACCGCCATCTTGAGAGCCCTGCATCCATATTGAAAAAGTCCCACCAGATGCTGAAAAATTTGTCCATTCAACTTCAATAGTCGTTGTAAATACTGCTCCGCTTTTAAATGTATTTGGTATACTCACAACGCATATTGAACGACATATGTTTGTACCGCTGCTCGGCGTCCAATATTCAGACCATTCTTTTGATGTTTTTAGCGCATAATTCCTTCCACCTACACTCACGCCTTCTGGAGTGCAACCAACAGAATATGATGTGCTGGTAGTGTTATCAGTATATGTGATAATTGTTCTTGTCCACATATATGGAAGAGATGCCGAAGTAGTGACCGGTGAATCAGACCATGTTCCTGTTGGAGCTGAGGTAGCAGATGCTGAGGCCTGATAGGTTACTGCAGTAGATTTAACACCGTTACCTGTAGGACCGGTGTTTCCCTGTATTCCTTGTTCGCCCTTAATTTTAGCCCAAGTATAGGAACTAACAGTTGTAGGGTCTCCACTATTGTAATCTGTACAAGTACCAATATAAGTACCAACAGTTTCTCCATTGTTAGCTGTAAATGTTTTGCCACCATCATTTGAGTACTTAATATGTAAATATGATGTTTTACCATTCGTACCATCAGTTCCTTTAATGCCTTGATCACCTTTAGGACCCTGAGCACCTTTTACTAATTGCCAAGTATATTTTGTATGGTCTGTTGAATCGTTAGGTGTATTATCAACATATGTACCAATGTATGCTCGGTTTGAAGGGTCACTTACACTAAAGCTGGTTTTGCCATCTGCGCTATTTGCGTAAGCTATATGAAAATATGAACTAGTTCCATTTTTTCCATCAGTACCTTTTACACCCTGTGGTCCTTGTATACCCTGTGGACCAGTGTCGCCTTTTATACCTTGTTCACCTTTTGGTCCTGGATTTCCTTTATCACCCTTGTCACCATAAACGGCAAGCAACACAACACTTGTCTGAGACTGCCCGCTTGTAAAATTAATAGTTTCTTTTTGCCATAAATATTTATTCGCAGCATCGAGTGCCGGCATGGATGTCGCAGTTATACTTGATGCACTAGGTGCAGTCTGTGATGTTGTTCTTGCGTAACAATAAGAAATACTTTTAATGCCATTACCGGTTGGACCAGTGTTTCCTTGAGGACCTGTTTCACCAGTGTTGCCCTGTTTACCTTGAGGACCTTGTGGGCCAGTTTCTCCAGTGCTACCCTTATCTCCCTTATCACCTTTTTCACCTTTGATTAATGACCATGAGTAATCAGAATATGCTGTTGATTCATTTGGTGATGTTTTATTATATGCTAAACCAATATATTTTTTATCAGATGGATTATCGCTCATTCCGCTGGTAGGGGAGTCAGCATATTTCACCCAAGTGTAATATGTAATTCCATCTTTACCCTTAACACCTTGTATACCCTGAGGTCCTTGTGGACCAGTATCACCTTTTATTCCTTGAGGTCCTTGAATACCTTGGTCACCCTTTTCGCCTTGTATTCCCTGCAGACCTGGTATACCCTGTTCTCCTTTATCACCAGTTCTACTTACTGAATACTCGTAATCATGGCTTCCATCCGTATAAGTCGTTATTTTCTGGCACCATAAATATTTACCATTTGGCACAACAGGCACACCTGCACTCCAAATTCCTGTAGGAGGAGTTGTTCCGCTATCGCCAACCAAATATCCAATAGATGTTGAATCAATTGATTTTATAGCATCTACTTTACTATCAACTTCGTCAATGGCATCTTTTACACTCTGTCCAGAAGCAAATGTAAGACTTTCAGCAGATATACCGAGCTTATATTTTCCGTCAGTATCAACATAAAATTTGATGTAGTTATTACCATCACCAAATCCAAGCTGACCATCCTTACCTAAATATATGCCTCGTACTGTACTCGTCGCAGACTCTTTGCCAGTTGAATATATAGCTGTATCTTTAATATGAAATCCGGCTATTGTAGCGTCAAAAGCAACCAAATCTTTAACAGATATCTGGGTAGCCGTTATAGATTTTGCGGTTATAATGCTTCCATTTATACTATTATATGATGTCTGCTCTGCATCTACTCCGTTAGCAGCACTTATATTAAGCTTATAAAATAGACCGTCGTCGCCCTTCATTACCAGCTTATCAGCTACGATTGTATTACCCTCAATCAAATCACCCTTGATAGTAACACCTACAATTTCTCCTGTAACTGTCTGGTCACCTATAACTAAATCTTTAATAATGCCCGATGTTGCGTAAAATTGCTCAATAGCTGCCACGCCAATATTTGAAAAATCTATGTTAGCGTACTTAAGTTCTGCATCAGTTGCATTAAGTTTTTTAGTAGATAAATCATCGATTTCAGCTTTTCTAGCTTTTAAATCATCTACTGTAGCTTTCTTGAAATCGCCATAATCTACTGATAAGTTATGAATTGTTGCATCTGTTGCTTCAAGATTCTTGATAGTCGCATACTTTGCATCAAGAGCATCTGTTGTAAGCATATTAGCTTTCATATTATCAATTGATGCATTAGTTGCTTTCAGATCATCAATGCTCGCTTTCTTAACATCTAAATCTGCAATGCTAGCAGAATGAGCTTTTAATTCATTCTTGACATTTACATTATCTGACTCAAGATTTGTAATCCTGCCCTCGGCCGCCTGTAATTGCTCAGTACTAACTTTACCAGCTACTATTGTACCAAACTCACTAACTTTAGATGACAAATCTTTAATCTTATCATCTGTAGCTTTCTTATCAGATTTGCTTGTTGAAGGGTCTGTAACATTACCTGTAACTGTAGCTGAATGTGCTTTAATCAGAACTGTTACTCTATCCCCTTCCTTAATGCTTGTAGTTGTCTCGATAGGGGTCATTCGTTCTGAGCCATCAAGTTTGACGTACATCTTACCATTAAATTCTACGGCAGTTCCATAGACAGTAGCGTCTTTAGTGGCTGTAGCATCTTCTTTTATAATCTTAGCAAAAGTAGTAGCTAAGTTATTAACGTTTCTCATGAGTTCTAATCACCCCCATAATTTCACTGTATATGTTGCTTTTTCTGAGACTGAACAGCCGGGAGTGCATGATATAGACTGGCTAATTACTTTAGCTTTAACGTCTTTTAATCCTGCTTCCGGATACATAAACCTGACACAGTCTCCAACTCTTACAGGGCAATATCCATGTGTATAACTTATGGTGTATGACAATGTAGAAAGTGCCTTAAGCTGAGCCTTAGCATAATCATCTATCATCTCTTTGGTTGGGGTGCCTCCTATATCAGGGTCTGTGATTCTTTTTGTAATCTCTCTGCCCCTATTTTGAATAGATACAGGACTGTTCGAGTCAGTGTTTTTTACTGTAGTCTCGTAATGTTCATTGTTCTTTGTATATATCACCTGCAAGACATTCGGTATGCCATATAAATCTCTTTCCATCTGCATACCCGGATGTAATATAGAGGCATTGTCTGATGTAAATGTCCACACTGGTTGCAATGCCTGATTATCTTGCTTCGGTGAGAAAAGAATTTGGCCTAGCTCATCTAAGCCGAATCCATATTTTGCATTTCCAATTAAATCAGAAAGAAACGAGAGCCAGGTGTCGTCTGAATTAGCAACAAAATCACCGTATAAAGTAATTCCACTACTAACTGGTACAACCGGGGCTCTCGCGTGTTCTCTGATTAAGATTTTTGCATTGTCCATTATGTTCTCGCCTTTAAATATAGTATATCCTAAATCTGGTGGATTCTCTTTCAACTCTATTAAAGGCGTGTAAGCATTTATTGACCTTGTCTCTCGCTTACCATTGAACGTAGAACTTTGCGTTTGTAAAAGGAATGTTCCAAGAGGTATACGTTCTGTAATCCCATTTTGAACAACTTTGAGATATGCTCTAATGTAGCATTCTCCTATATCATCATCTATATCAAAGTTCGCTGAGCCGAGTGTTTCTGCTGTTAAATCTCTTGATATAGTAGCTGATTTGACATTTGTGAGTAAGTCTACGTCTTTCCAAGTATTTGGATTAACCGTATAGTACTCGAATGTCTGTGTCATAGACTTACTCCAGTCTGTCATCTTACATATCTCCTTCTACTCTAGTTATTGTTAGTGTTACAGGAACCAACTTTTCCGTATGTTTCTGAGAAAAGCTTACCTTTATGTTAGCCCAATAGCCAACACCAGATGGTTCCCTTACATACACGTCGCCCATCCATCTTTGTATACGACGTAACTGATATATTGTTTCTTTGTCTGATTTAAGAACATCTACATTCCATGTTGCGGATGTTCCTATTTGTGTTCCATAATATGAAACCGGGTTTTTACGCCCAATATATTCAACTAACTCAACATCCGGGTCAGTTGATTCCGATACATCTACGTTGTAAAGCAATTTAAGCAATGAACCAGCCCACGGTGGGTCTACCATTGTATCGCTATTGTTAGTGTCAAAGCTTGACCATTCTTCATCCCATTGCAGGATAATATAAGGCCCATTTATAGGATACCCAGGTGGGTCGTAAAAGTTAACTGCTCCTGTAGATTCTTCTGTTGTTATGATTCTATATCTAGCATAATCCAACGCCGGATGTGGGTCTGTCACATGAATATTCCTGTTGCATTCTATCTGGTCGGCAATCTTAACAAAATCGCCATCATAAGTTCTTCTATAGACAGCCAATGTTACTCCTGATGCTGGGTCACCATTTGAATCTGTGCAATACGGCCTGACAAATGCAGAATATGAATTTTCATCTATACCAATTTCTGCATCTGGCTCATACTTACTTTCTGTCCAGTTAACAGATATGGTTGTTGAGGCTGTAGCGGTAAGACCCGAGTTCATAGATACTACTACTGTAACCGTGTAATCCTGATTGTTTTCAAGGTCTATGTTATGTGCTGACATCTCAACGAGTAATGCCTCACCAGTGTCAAAGTTTTTGAAATATACTTCTTCACCAGCATTTACAACTTTTGTCTGTCCAATTTGGTCTACTGTTGTGTAATTATTTGCAGCTGCTATAGATACATGATAGCTTACTGGTGCCTGAGTTTTAGGTCCCGGTAATCCATAAATATAAAACGGAAACTGCTGGATAACTGATGTTGGATTGTTATCCTTATTGCGTATACTGAGTGACAATGTAGGTGGCGCATAAACATTTATTCTTCTAACTACAGACCAATCGCCATATTCTAGCGTTACGCCGCATGTTCTTGCACACCAATCTATAACTGTTCCCTCAGAATATATACTTGTATCAATTGGATACGATGGAGTAACATCTTTATCATCCTCCGCCTGAGTGTTTTTAAATGGATCTGGATTAGTTGTTAGCTTTTTGCCATCAACTAGAATATTCAGTTCTGCGTACTTCCATCTCGAGCCATCTTCTGAATTATGAACCCAATATAGCTTCAATGGTTCGCCTGTAACTACAGTAGATGCTGATGACCATGTCGTAGGCGCGGCTGGTTTTGTTCCTATCACAACAGAAGATATAGCAGTCCAGTCAGACTCACCCTTATCATTCACAGCACGAACTCTAAAGAAATACTCGTTTCCACTATCAAGACCTACAAATTCAAACTGTGTCTTTGCGATTCCAGTTTTTGTACTTGTCTTGTCTGTAATATCGAAATACGATTTCTTTGTTGCGTACTCAATATCATAAGACGTTGCCGTTTTAACCGCCGACCATGAGATCATGATTGAGGTCTTAGATGTTGCTCGGCATTGATCTATTCCAGCTGGTGCAGCCGGTATTGTTCCTACTTTGCTTGAGAAATCTGACCAAGCGCCTTGAATACGAGAGCTGTAAAATATATTGACTGCACATACTCGTGCCATATATTCACTTCCTGCCTCGACATTACAAGTGAACGCACCTTTGGCCAGTTTAACAGTTACGTTACCGGTTTTATATAGCGCATCATCTTTGTAAATCTCAAACTTTAATTCATCTATCTTGTTATAGCTTCCGTTTTCGGAATAGTCTCCTATATTGTCAAGCGATGCTGTTAATGAATACTTTTTAATTTCTACAGAAGGAGCACTCATCTTTGCAGGTGGGTCCCCTGCTGTAGAATATTCTTTTGCTGTCTGCGAGCCAGTCCAATAAGCAACATCTGAGCCATTTACCTGATGTGTTGTAGCTACCGGGGTTACTAAACATCTTATTCTAAGTGCATTAGACGGTCCAGAATACGTTGCTTGCTTATCAGTAGTATCGCCTGATGAACCTTGAAACCATATGCCGTCGCCAGTATCGTATTGCCATGTTACTGAATAATGGTCCAGTGTCTTGACATTCACCGTAGATGTCTGCTGTGTTCCACCTGATAAGTAGGCAACATTTACTGGGGAACATATACTATGGTTATGCGCTTCGTTCTGGTCGATAACGGCACGGTCTCCAGTGATTTGTCTAATATACCATCTCTGATTCTTAACCCAATCCGGCATATGCTGCCCATTGTAATAAGTTGCATTCGATGATATAGACACAAGAGAACCTACACCCATAGCAGTACCAGTAACTACTGTGGATTTAGTCCATTCGTTGAAGTCCCAGGTAGCATAATATGTATTTGTGGTACCTGTCTGCAATTTTACCTGCAAATTTGATACTGCTGGCATGTTAAATTCTCCTTTCTGTTATTACTGCGTCTACAAGTGTTTCAATAGCGCTTGAAATACTTGAATTATCGTCATATGTTATTCCGTCTATCTGGTAAGTTGGTTTGCTGATTCCAGAGATTTCTTTACGTAATCCTGCGATTGCAGAAATTACATCAGCATTACCACTATTTTGATTGCGTGAACGCATTCTTGAATTAATGGCATTTAACTGAGCACTTAAGCCCATATTTATATTGCCGCCAAGCAATTGATTCATGTCTCTTGCACTTGCATTAACACTGCTCATATCTACAACTGGCCTAATAGTCGGAGACATATCGATATCGCCATTTATCATATCAGTTAGCGCGGACAAGGCATATGATGCTCCATCAACAACTGACCTGGCCATTGATTTAGATGAATCCTTAGCCCATGAAGCATATGCCTCAATACCCTTAACCATTCCCATAGGAATGTATTTACCTATTTTGTAAAATACTTTAGATGGTGAATGTTCATCAAGTTCCTTTTGGGCGGCTCTTGTAGCAGCTCTTGCCATAGCTTTTGCTTTTGCCTTAACAATATAGTCATTATCGCTTATTCCTTTAGCAAGTCCCCTTACAAGATAAGCACCAGCTCCATAAAATGCGTCTCTATAACCTCTAGCTTCTGTAACTCCAGCCTTAACTGCATTTTTGACGTTATTCACGATCATGCTTTTACCCGATATAACTCCATTTGCCATACCAGCGGTAACAGCTTTCATAGCAGATGACGCTTTTGAACTATATCCCTTTATGGTTTGTATCATTTTATTAAGTACACTTGTAGCAGCTTTATTGAATGACGATGCATTCTTTGAAAAGCCACTGCTAACCGCTTTAGCCACCGATGAGCCTGCTTCTGTAGCTTTAGCAGATGCACCTTTGAATGAATTGAGTAATGCATTCACGCCTGAATCGCCAATTGTCTTCATCTGTTTTGAGAATGAAGATAAACCGCCTGTATCAACTTTTGACATCTGGTTTGAGAAATCAGATAATGCCGATGCAAAGCTCTTTAAATTACTTCCTGAATCTTTTCCGATTTCAGCAGAAAATGAAACTAACGAACGACAACATGAAATCATGCTGTTTATATTCTTTATGCTAATGCCTTCTGATATAGTTGAAGATACTGACTGCAATGAACCTGCAATACCTGTGAAATCGGTACTAATTGCTAAGTTTAATTTTGAAAGATTATCAAATTTAGCATCTTTTGCATAGGTGTTGAAGTCAACTAAATCTTTGGCAGAATCAATTGCACTACTAATTGCTGTTGCCGAAACAGCTCCTGACACTGATGCTGAGAATGACGCTATTGCTTCGCCGAAGTCAGCAATATTATCACCAAAATCAGATAAATCATTATCTCCAAACCACCAGCCTTTAACACCGCCTTCATCTGGAACTATTTTATTTAATTCCACCATCATGGCTCCAGCATTTGCTGCTGTCTGAACCGCATCGGAGTCTATCTTGCCAGATACTGATTCAGAGAATGACGCTATTGACTTACCGAATGACTCAAGATTATTGCCAAAGGTTGCCATGTCATTTTTACCGGTAAAGAAATCAACAACTCCGCCTGTATTAGGTATTGTCTCTTGAAATTTTGCCATGATAGAACCGGCATCTGCAGCTGCTTGTACGGCGTCCTGGTCTATATTACCGGCTACAGTTTCAGAAAATGCCGCAATTGATTTACCAAATGACTTAAGCATCGTACCAAACGTGTCAATATCATTTTCGCCAGCAAAGAATCCTATGACACCACCTGAATTAGGTATAGTTGTAGCCATTTCAGCCATCATTTTACCGGCATTCGCTGCTGCTTCTACCGCACCTTCATCTATCTTTCCAGATACACTTTCCGAAAATTTAGCAATTGCATCGCCAAATGTAACAAGCTGCTCACCAAATGTGTTCAAAGAACCTGCAAATGGAATAAATGCCGTAATACCAGATATAAGATTTGCCGCTGTTATTATTAATATTGTTTCAGCAAGCGCTTTGACGCCTTCCATCATGTCTGGGCTTATAAGCAATGCTGCTGTCAAGAATGGCATTGCATTTATCATAAACTGCGATAATTCGCTTCCTAAATCTGCAAAGCTTTTACAAATTGGGCTAAACGTCACTATGCTAGATACAAAATCTGCTGCCGTGAGTAATAATATGCCTGCCGTGAGTGCCCCAACTTTTGCTACAAAATCAATAGGGTCGACCGAAGATAGTGAAGTTATGAACGGCTGAATCTTATTTCCAAATGCAGATAAATTATCAGCTATTTCGGGTAATCCGGAAGTAGCTCCTGCTGCAAATCCGCCGACTATGCTGCCGACAAAATTGCCTAATGCGTATCCTATAGAAGATAAGAAACTTCCACCATCTTCCACTAGTTCTGTAAGTCCCGGTATTCGTGATAATCCACCTAATGCAGCAAGAACCAATCCCATTATGCCGATAAATGCTGACAATCCTAGTGCACCTTCTATGGCTCCAGATACTGGTATATGACTTACTATTGCTAAAGCTACAGAAAGAGCTAATAACAAGACTGACAGACTAGCTGCTGATGCCAGAACTGATTCCGGTTTACACTGAACTAATTCATATATCATAACCGTTATAGCAGCAAGTGCTAATGTCATAACTGCTATTCCCGGTATGGCTGCAATTGCAACCTGAGCGGTAGCGCCAACAATTGCTAGTGTTCCAGCGAATGCCAGCATTGCTATTGATAGTCCTGCAGCTGCAGCTAACGTATTTTGCCATTTGCATTGGCTTAACGCAATTAACATTATGCCAAGTAATCCAACAGCCACAGACATTGCTATGATTGAACCCATCGCGCCTTTTACATTACTAGCGCCATATTCCACAATTGCAAACATGGCCATAACTGCAGATAGTGCTAAAGTTGCTGGTAAAAGCTTTTGCCATTCTATAAATGATAATGCTGCTACTGCTGCAGCCATAACACCTATTGCAACCGCCATTGCTATGATTGAACCTTTGCAATCTTCTGCACCTTCTGTAGCGGTTATCATCCCAGACATGAATGTTGCTAAAAATCCTATAGCAACAATTCCTTTTGCAAGCGCAGGAAGTGATATCATACCTAGCATAATTGACACTGCTGCCAAGATAGCAACTGACACACTTAATGCAAGTAATGTTCCCCCTATTTTGACGATTTCAGTTCCATTAGCGTATTTACTTATAGCGACCATAGCTAGAACAAATCCAGCAAATGCGACCATGAATAATGTTCCTTTTCCAATTGCTGCAAGGCTTAATTTTCCTATGAGTTGCATGGTGATTGCAAGCAATAATAGTGAGGCAGAAATCGACAATATCATTTTTCCAAAGTCTTTTGCGTTCTCGGTCAGCATAGAGACAATTGCCATACAGCCGATAAAGGCTATAAAAGCAGTCATAAATATACCGCCTTTTATTGCTGCTTTTAGAGATAAACAATCTATAAGTTTCACAACAGCAACCATCAATCCGATTGCAATCGCTAACTTTATCATCATTGTTCCAAATTTGCTTACGTTTGGTCCACCAAGTCTTGCCGCTATGCCTAATAATATTGCAAATGCTGTAAACGCTATTGCAAAATTTCGTCCTTTTGTAAGTTCATCAGGTTTTAAAAGCCCTATCAACTTAACCGCCGCAATCGTGAGCAATAAAGCTATAGCCAGTTTGGTCATCATTTTACCAAATTTGTTTATATTTGCCATTTGTTCACTATCAACGCATTTACCAATAACATCTGTCAATTTCACTATCAATATGCACAATCCAATTAGCATGACAAAGCCTTGAATCGCTTGGGCTAGGTTTAGTTTACCCATGATTTTGACTGTTTCAGCCATTAATAAAAGTGCTATACCCATTTGAATAAGGCATGTTTTAAGGCCTTTAATGTTTAAACCGTTTTTGTCAAGTGATGCTGACGATTCTGAAAACTTTGATATAGCAATGGTCATTACTGCTAGAACAGTGCCCAACACAGCAATGCATTTAGTTGCACGCTTCAATTCATCTCTATTCATCTTGCCAAGAATATATACAGCTCCTGCCAAAATTAAAAGAGACTCTGCTATTTCTTTAATGCCTTCTGCTCTTGTTTTAAAAGCTTTAGCTTTCATAATTTTCTTAAAGCTTTTGGTAGCCACTTGGATGCTGGTTGATATATTGTTTAATACACCGGATATTGAAGCGGCCACGCCTCCGATTTGAGTAGCGAAAATACTGAAATTCTTTATTGCTGTGGAAAGCTGTGTTGATATGTTAAGTAATCCAGCTGATGCAATTCCTGCAAATATCTGATTCCAGTCTATGTTTTCAAACCAAGTTACCATTCCACCGGTCAATTGGTTTAATGATTCTTTTACATCCGGGAATGCGTCAAGAATACCCTTTATCAAACCTGCTACAATAAATCCGCCTATTGCAATCATTACTTTTGAAGGTGAATGAATATCAAGAATATCCTTTATTGTATCTATAATGGTATTAGCGATTTCAGAAATGGCCTCTATAATAGAACCAATCTTTCCGCTCATACCATCTTTGAGACCTTCAATTATAAAAGCTCCTATTTCTTTTAAATCGAGATTCTTAAGTTCCTTGACTCCACTTGATAGTGACTCGATCCATCCTTGAGCTACATCGCTTAGGTCTACGGACTTTATTTTCTCTAAAAAAGATTGCACTTCTGGAAGACTAGATATGTAGTCATATAATTCTTTTAATCCAGAAGCCACCATTTTGATTCCTTCTGCCAAAAGATTAACGCCCGCAGCAAGAAAGTCATTTTCGCTAAGAAACTGGTCAATCTTATATAAGAAGTCACCTATTATTGCGGTTACATCGAGAAAACTTAAACCAAATGCTTTTAATAAAAGTGAAACAACTTTTATGGCAATCTTAAAACCGCCACCAAGTATGTTTGTACCCCACTTTAAAATAACAAATAAGCCTCTAAAAGTAGATACTAATTGGTCTGCATGTTCACCCACACCAAGCATTGACTCAGACATGCTGTGAAATTTCTCAATCACACCATACAGGTCACTTGATGTTACTGGGTCAAATACTGATTTCCATGCTTCACCAACAGATTTGAATACTGTTCCTATAGCTTTACCAATATTTGTGAATGATTCTATTAAAAGCTCTCGTCCGCCTTTTCTGCTCGACTCTTCTTCAAGAAGTTCCTGCATAGATTTGCCAGTTTTCTTTGACTGAGCTTCAAGGTCTCGTAAAGCATAAATTTCATCCTGTGTAAATCCAATATTCGTAAGCTGTTCATCAGACATTGCTGCAAATGATTCAATTGCTTCGGCCTGGGCTTTTGTTACCTCTTCCTGAGCCTCTTTATAATCTGTTGCGTGTCTTGTTGAGTCACCAAGTTGCTCATTTACTAGATTCTGGATATGAGCCCAATCCATGCCTGCTTCTGTAAGTTTTTGAACTCGTTCTGCACCGTTTCCAAATTCTCCACCAATAACTCGATTTACTACTTCTCCGAAATTTTCAGTGACTTTAGTAACAGTTTCCGTTGCTTCTCCGACGGATTTGATTCTTTCGCCAAGACTCTTAAAATTGTTATATAATGCACTGTCTAATACTTTATTACGAGCATCTGAGAATTTATTAATAAACCCACCAATTGCATCGCTAACACTTGTCCAGAGTTTACGAGCATCTTCGAAGTCACCAAATATAAGTCGCCATGTTGTAGTCCATCCGGAACCCAATGCTTCCTTGCATGTGTCTATAAGCTGACTGAATGTTTTTACTTTTGTAGCAGCTTCTCCAGCAGTCTTAGCCATTGTTGCGATTTGCTCTGCTTCTTCCTGAGAATATCCTTCATCAACGAACTTTTTTACAGCTGCTTCATATTCTTCTTGCGTATCTGCTGCTGTGGCAAACTGGTCGAGAGTTTCTGTTAAAACCTGAGTTGTAAGCCATTCACCTTTTGTCAAGCTTTCTCTGAATGATCCATAAGTATTAATAGCTTCTTTAGCGCCTGTTTTTAAATGCTCAGAAGTACGTATTAACGCATCCTGGAATACTTGTCCTCCCATTCCAGCATTCACAACTGAATTCCAGTCCATTAACTGAACTTTACCAGCTGCAATTGCCTGTGAAAGCTGATACATAGCTGTAGATGCCTGCTGAGCACTAGAGCCTGACACTGCCGCAAGGTTTGCAATACCTTTGATTGATGATACTGATGTACTAAGTTTTACTCCTGCTGCTGTGAACGTACCGATGTTACGCGTCATTTCTGTAAAATTGTAAATAGTTTTATCAGCATAAGTATTTAACTCGTCGAGATATTTATTTACAATCTTAACATTTGTTCCCTCTTTTTGAGTATTCGCAAGGATTGTCTGTACAGCATTCATCTGAGTTTCATACTCTGACATACCATCTTTAACAGGATTAATAGTCAAAGCAGAAAGTATTTTCCTACCAGTATTTACAGCATTATTTGTAATATTGGCTAAAGCTGTTCCGGCTATAACCTGCAATGAGGAAAATTGAAGACTAACTTTCTGAACACTATTTGCTAGTGTGCTCATGTCCACTCTTTTTGCAGAATCTGAAAGTGAACTGAGCGATTTATCTGCATCTTGAAAATTGAGTTTAGCTTTGAGTTTATCAATTGTAGACATACTCGTAGCGACACCTTTTTCAAATTGGTCGTTATCAAATCGCATCTCTACAACTTTATTATCTACAGTTTGACTCATACGCTAGTAACCTCCTTCCAAGCATTGTTTGCTATTGCATCAAAAATAGGCTGAATAGCAGGATTGATGTAATCTCTTCCTTCTACCCAGCCTCCGGTTCCTGTGCCATGACCGTACTGTAAAATAACGGCGATCGGCACTCCTTCGTGAACATTCGAATTTTTAAATTGTATAGACACTGAACCATTTGATCGTTTTATCTCGTAATACCAAGAACTTGCTGTCTGTCCAGTGTCTTTTGGGGTTGCGTTGGACAATGCTTCAACTCCAGCACGTCCGTACTTATCTAAATCCCCTATTTTGATTCCTTCTTTAAGCTTCTCGAAATAGTGATTAAGCTTTGAGAAATCTCCCTTTTGTCTAAATGTAATCATGCCAAGTTCTATCCTTTTGAATGAAAGCGCGCTCTGTTTCTGGCATTTATCTCAGCATATTTAGATATCATGTCACGTTGAGGCACTTTCTTTGTTCCTTTATTTCTTTCTAATTCAGTAACTCTAATGAGAATAATCAGTCTTTTGATATTCCATTTTTCGCATTCAAAAGGAATGCCAAGCTCGAGCATCCAATAGTAAATAACTTCGGAAGTTATTATTTTTTTACTTGTGCCACTTTCTTTCGGTAAAGTTGTAGCTGTCATTGGACGCTCTAGGTATTTATTAATTGCTTCTTGATTTTCAGTGGATAAATAATCGAAGATTGGATCTGATTCACTTGCGTTCAAAGCCATGCAACGTATGTAATCGTAGACCTCATCATTGGTTTTTTTTGAATCTATGAACGGCTTGCACCATTTGGATTCCCATTTAGATACTGAAATTAGAGAATGTTCCAGTTTAAGAATTCCACCTTTAAATGGTGGTTTAGTGTAAAATACTTCATTTTGTTCATCCCACAATCTAATTGCATCTGACGGTGGAACTATTAATGTAAGCATATTACTGTTCGAGCTGCTCTAAAGCCTGCTTTTTAATCTCTGCAGTGTCCTTGTTACCAGGTGTGATTCCATTAAAGAAATCAATTGCCTTATCGGTATCTGCAACTAATTCCATAAACAGTTTAGAGTAAGCTGGTGTCTCTTCAAAAGCCTTTGAGATTTCAGGAGTTTTGATGAATCGTTTTCCATCTGGAGAAATCTCTCCATATGACTTAAGAATAAGCTCCTTGAATATTTTTACCATCGATGGAGTATCTTTAGCTTTTACAATACGTTTTGCCATCTCTGACAAGCCGCCTGTTGTTGAAAGCTCCATCTCTACTACTTCTGCTTCTGAAAGATTGAAGTAGCAATCATCTTTACGTTTATTACCGAGGAAATCCTCATACTCTATTGTTTTACATAACATAAATAATTATCTCCTTTCAATTTTAAGCAAAAAAAAAACAGACCATCTAAATGATGATCTGCAAATTAATTTATTATTTTTTATCATGCGCCAATTTTAATATAACTCCCCATGCACCAGCTAAAATCTCAAACAATATGATATCGCCACCTATTTCAACATCAAATGCAGCAAGTATAATGCCGACTACAAATAATACGGCTGCAAATATTAAAACATATTTTAATATCTCATTCATTTGTTTAGAGTGCTCACGCTCGAGATCCATTTCTCGCATTTTAACTCGTTCTGAGGATTCTGTTTCTTTAATCTTGGCCTCATCATAAATATGAGTTTCTTTTCTAATAGTGCCATCGTCTAAAGCTATTTTAGTGCCACAGTACTGACAATAGCAAAACGGCCTGCTTGGGTCTATATCGTCCAAGTTGGCATTACAATTTGGACATGTAAGTGAAATAAGTTTCATAATACGTTCCTCCTATGTATCAACTATTGCCAGTATAGCACTATTTTGATTATCTGTCGACTATTTTACACGTTTGTAGCTGCGCCAAGAAGAGTGATAATCTCCGCTGGAAGAGGTAATTTAGCCTCAGCCTCTTCTGTACCGTATAATAAATCTTCAATCTTCTTGAGTGTAGCGGCATCGGTATCTGTCGAGTTAATTACGAGAGTTGCGGTTGGCTTGAAGCCTGGTACATCCACAGGAACTGTAGAAATCTCCCATGACATCTCAGCTGCCTCAGGTGACTCATTAACTGATGAATGATCAACAGATGATGGGGCTGCTGTACATCCATATACGAGATGAATCTTGTAGCCATGATCTGTTCCATCTGTATCGTTTCCAATAAGTGTCTGATAAGAGAATCCAAATGTCTTTCTCTTCTGCTGTCCGATTGTAACACCTTTACCAAGCGAAGACTCGCCGTTGCATTCTTTGAATCCGTCTGGATACATGTAAGCGCTGATTGTAGCCTTGTACTGCTCGTCCGCAACAAGATTTAAGTACTTCTTATTGTTGGCGTATACTGCTGTAGCATCTGCTCCCTCTGGAGACTCAGATACTTTACTAAGACCATTCCAAGCCTCTCCCTTAGGATAAGCTCCGCCCTCAGCAACGTAAAGTACACCTTTGCTGACACCAGTCTCAAACTCTCTCTCGCCTGTCTGGTCCCATACTAATTTCTTACCTGCCATTATTAGGTTTCCTCCTTAAATAAATATTGTGAATACAAAGTGATTAAGCCCAGAAGTTGTAAAGTGCCTGTCAAAAGCACAGTACGGTAATTCTTCAAGTTTGTCCTTGAATTTGCTATCTGGGTCATAATCAATAAGAGTAATTGTGTATCCTTGTTTCTTTATATAGTTGCTATTGTTTGCCTGTATACGTTTCTGGCTTCCTAGTTCGTACTTTATGCAAGGATAATTTAACTTCGGTGGAGGCTGAAAATATACATTTTTTGTGCCGAGAATCTCCACCAGTTTATTGTGTAGCGTGATTCTATCCGCCATTGTAGACTCCTCCAATAGTTAAGATTAGTTTTCTGTCCTTAGGTTCCACAGTTTTTATAGTCCATTTAGAACCTAAGTATTCCACATAACGCATGTCAGGGATGTGCTCAAAAGCGAACTCATCCCCAACAATTGCTATAATGGCGTTCAAGTTTGGGCTACTATTGACGTTAGAGCCAGACGTTTCGAGATTTCTATAATCTCTTGTAACATCACCAAAATATGCATGATGTTCTATGTATGAATCAGACCAAACGCCTGGTGCTGTTTCGCCCGGTACGTTGAATCCGATATTTCCATAAAATCTACCCATGTTGCCTCCTAGTATCCCATTTTGATTATTTCAGACTTTTTATTTACCGCCTGTCTGTGATGTTCCACCTGCTGACTGTGAACCGCCGTTAGCCGCTGCAGCTTTCTTAAGGACGATTGCAGAGTATGGTGTTGTAAGGGCACCGCTCATACGAGTCTCCATTAAGTACTTCATCTGGTTGTAATCGATATCGAAATCATCGAATGTGTTAACTGCGCCACCCTTATCAGCACCAGCTGTGTAGTCAGCCATGTTAACAATGATTCCGTAAATATCTTTGTAATTCTCCATCTCTGGAATTGTTACTATCTTGCTTACACGCATAGCCGTTGCAAGCTTCTCCTCTGACTCATAGATTACACGTCCATTCTGGTCCTCAAGGAGAAGAAGGTTTGTAAGTACATCCTCTGTTGTGTAGAATGTAGGTCTTCCTGAGCCCTTGTAATCCTTACGTGCCTTAACAGCTCCACGGATAACTCCCTTATATACTGAATCGTTATCAGAGTATGAGCTGCCTGTGATCTTGTAATCTGTACCCTCTTTGATTGTGTATTTGATAGTATACATATCTTCGTCAGATACTACAGGACGGATGTTCTGTTCATTGATCTTATCATCAGATGATGCGATTCTGCCATCACCAAGAAGCATAGCAAGCGCAAGCTCCTTATTAAGCTGACTACGCATCTCTGCACGCTGCCACTCGATTACATCGAATGAAGTAATATCTACAACATCATCTCTATCCATCTTTAACTTGATGTATACAGTTGTAGGTGTTGTAACTCTCTTAAGAAGAGCGAGAGCAATCTCTTTCTTCATGTTACCCTTAATGTAACCCCTTGCTCTAGCCTCATCAGCATCAAGAGTAGCAAATGTTGTCTTTACTCTTGAGAAAGGTACATGATGAACTGAGCCCATAATGTCACTTACCCATGTCTCATCTTTCTTAATGAATGTTGGTGGTACGTTGAGCTCTGTTGGCTCCGGGAAAAGCGTATTAATATCCTTAATGTTATTTGCTGCTGCGTGCTCGATGAAGCTCTCTCTCATTGAACCATACTTCTTAGCGTCTTTGATTGCCTCATCAATGATTGCTGAATGTAACAGCTCCTCCTCTGAATTGTAGTCGTTGTCGAAAACGCTGTGCTTCATGGTTGGTTCTCCTCCTTCATTATTGTCGTCTAATTCGCCTTCACTAGCTGCTCCAACTAGTGCATATAAAACGTCCTTCTGCTCTTCTGTCATAGAATTAATGACATCTTCTACTGTTTTGTCACTCTGCTGCTGAGTCGGCTTCTGATTGTTATCTGGCACCTTTGTATCTCCTTCCTTTGGTACATTTGTCTTATCATCTGAATGACACAGGATGGTAATAGGTAAATTGCCATTGTAAATAAAACCTTCACCTGCCTCGGGGTCATCGCTGTGAGCTAATACCCAGTCAATCTGAGCGCCATCATTTGCTCCAGCGTGGACAAGACTTAATTCTCTGATAACGCCATGCAAGACTTCGTTGCCCATCTGTTTAAGCTTGTTCGCATAAATAGAAAGTGATGAAATATCACCATGCTGGACAATTTCTTTTGCCATTTTGGCGTTTTCGCTGTTATTAAATTTGCAATATGCATACACACCGTCAGAACGATTTTCCAAATCGGCATGTCCAATAACATCACTAATGTTCTGATGGTCATGATTCCAAAGTAATGGAATACGGCTGCCATCCTGAGCTTTGAATGCATCACGTTTAATGATTCTTCCATCGCTGCATAAAATGTCATTCATTGTTGCATAGCCTGCAAAGTCATAATCATTTGGATTGAATCCCATTTTGATGTTTTCCTCCTTGTTTTATTAGTAATCAGTTCCATAGTCGTAATCTTCATCTGAGTCTTCATCCGTAGTGGATGCAAATGACTGGTTTTCACCTGGATTAAGATTCTTATTACGAAGTTCATCTGCCTGAGGGTCATCAACCGGCTTCATACCGATAACGGCACGCATCTCGTTGGTAGACATGATTTCGTTACGTGTTAATTTGTCTGCAATATCTGCAATATTGTTAACTGGAACTAATTTGAAAGCGTCCCTAAAGAACATGATCGTTTGTCCTCTAGTTCTTGCATTTTTAGATAAAAACTTTCTTTTGAACTCATCTGCGATTGCAGATGCGATAGGTTCAATAGTTCTGTTATTGTAATTAAGCATGGTCTGCTCGTCTGCAGTACCATCCATTACGCTCGTTGTAATACTCAACTGGCTGTACACCATGTTAATAAGTAGCTCGATTTGTTTAAGGAGATTATTCTCCAAAGACCTATTTAACTGGGTTATGTGCTCTGTTGCATCAAGGTATGCTATTCCATACTTTGAACCAGTTAACTGCTCTTCGATCTCTTTTCGACGTTCCTCTATCATGGCTTTCTTTGCCGGTGTTTTAACCGTATATGGAAGCTGTATGATAAGGTCAAGTTTGTCTGAGCCATTGTGCTCATCAATTACATCCAACAGATTTAACTTTCTGATAAGTCGTTGAACTGATGAATTTGGTTCATTTGTAATTGCATAGAATGGATTCTCTATAATGGCCACGTCAGACTTCGGTAAAATAACTTCTTCCTTATGCCCGGTTCGGTCATTGTATAATCGAACTTTTACATGGCGTGGATACCATTCAACAATTTTTCCGGTACGCATAGTGTCAATAATGTAACTGTCTGTATTATTCGGGTCATCGGTTGTATCTACTGGTACAACAGCTACAACGCCTTCATCAAACATGGACATAACAATATCCTGCTTTAAGTTCCTACCGGTTTGGTCAATGTTTGCACTTAGTGTCAGACAATCATTAAGACCCGACGATATAGTACTTTTATATCGTTCGTTTGAATCCAATTGGCAATGCTTAATATCTAGCGCTGCCACATCCATTGCAATACGGTTGAAGAGTGAATTGATAATCGAGCGTTCATTTCCTCTTGTAAATTTGGCTCGCCCTGGGTTTATTCCTGAGCCATTTCCAATATCTCTGTATCGAGTTGGTGCTCTATTTAAAAATGCGTTCCAGGCATGTTTCAAACGTGTGCCTACTGATAATGCCATTTCTTTTCTCCTTTAAATTTTGGTATAAAAAAAGAACCCTTACGGATTCCAATACCATTTTGAATTATTAAATAATTCATGTTGCCACATAAATATCCTTTGCTATTCAGCATTTTTAAGCTTTTCAATATACGCTTTACCGGCAGATGTGTATTGAATAGGCAGCGAATTAACGTCTACATTTCTAAATGATTTATCTATTGCTTCCTGCCATTTTTCAGCTTTATGCTTAGATCTTAAATACTTAGATTCTGCTGCCCCTGCTTTAGCAGCTCTGTTCTCATATGTGGATTTGTATTTATCTGCTTTTCTTTGAGATTTCATGAATTTAGCCTGATATTTATCGGCCTTTCTCCTAGAACGCTGATACAGATCATCTGATATACTTGTACGGATCAATGGGTTAGCATGTTTATACATTTTATCCAATGCCTTGCTGCTTTTGTAATGCATCTTATCAGCTTTAGCCTGATATTTTTTATACTTAGCAGAGGCTCCATTATTGGCCTTTATTTTGGCTTTCTCATACGCAATTCTATTCTTATCTGATTTCGAATTTAATGAATTACGTTTATTTATGGCTTTAGCATAAGCGTTAGCTGGATTATGTATTACACCCCACTTCATACCGATAACACCATAATGCATGAGTTCATCTGGGTTTAATGTTTCATATTGCCACATAATTTATCCTTCCTTAAAAATATAGTATTGACATACTCACGTGATTTGGCTATGATTGATTATGGAGATATTAGAGTCTTCAAATAACATAGAAAGGAGTATGAGAGTATGAATAAAAAAGATTTATATTGTCCGTACATCAACGAAAACGGTCGTAAGGTTAGCGGTGCTGCTGCCCATATGCATCACGTTAAGACATGTGGTGGTATCGAAGGATATAACAAGAAAATTATTACTTCGGCAGTAGCTACATTGGTTGATAATTGCATGCTTTCAATTAATGAAAATCTTTTAAAGTCTATCAAGAAAGACTTATTTAAAAAAGTCGGATAGCGCAATCGAATTTATGTGAACTGTTTTATGGAGAAAATTTTATATGAAGATTATCGAGCAATAAAAGCCTGTACTTAGATTAAGTATGGGCTTTACTTCTATTTGTTCCTCCTAAAACGCATCTAAATTACGCTTGTATGCCACAAATGCGTCAAGCATAGCTGCCACATTATCAATCTTGTGTTCTCTTCGTTTCTTATAAAGCTTACGGTTACCATTTGTATCTTCAAGAGTAATAGCATTACCCATTGTGTACGACATGATTTGCTCATCAAATAAGAGCATTCGTTCACCAGCAAGATTCTTTAACTCGCCTAGTGGAACGGACTCTGTTCTTGCTCCCTGCGGTACTTTCTCTATACCGAATGGACCATTTTCTCTTTCCCATCTTTCTACAAATTCTTTTGCATAATACGGATCATATCCAAAACATCGAACATCATACTCATTTTTAGTTATATAAGCATCTACATCATCAAAGACATTCATCAAGTCAAGGATTGTTCCTTCCATAACTATCAAACTGCCCTCAGCAATAAATTCATCATATTTAGCTTTAAGCGCTCTTGGCAATCTCGAATATGACAAGGTTGTAATGTAAGAACGTGTCTTAATTCCAAACTGTCCATTACCAATTGGGAACATAAATGTAAATGCACAGAAGTCATCGCCCTGGGACATGTCAGCCCCCATAGAGCATGCCATCTGCCAATAGCTTCTCTTTCGATGTACAAGTGTTTCTGCATAAGTGAAGAAATATGTGTAGCCTTCCATTGGTATGCCAAAACGTTTTGCAAGAATATCATTCCTTGCTGCAGGATTGGCTTCTGCTTTCTCCACATCAGACTGATACGTCTCATAAGATACAGTGATACCAATGTTAGGATTCGCTTTCATCCAATAACGTGGGTCGTTAACTTCCTTAATATCGTCCAGCTTGTACCACCAGATAGAAGTATGCGGAGCTTTATAGTCGCCTTTAAGAATGCTCATTAACTCCATTTTGATTGTATCGCCGGAACCATTTCTGACAGTTCCTTCTGAGCTGATAGCCACTATCAGATAGTCATCATTTGCTCCTCCACCTTGCTCTTTTGCTGCTCCCTGCTCAATCGCTCCAACTACATCCTCTCTTACATCACCAGAAAGCCACTCATCGATGGTTGCAACTTTTACTCGCAATCCTTGAAGCTTATCAATTGTCATTGGACGAACTTCAAGCAGTGAACCAGTCAGGAAATTCTGAATTCCTTTCTTTGTAGGACAAAGTTTTTGCCTGTTGGCTTTTGAACCTGTTGTGTTGTTAATTGAGCCATCTGTAAGAAATGTATACAATGGCCCTCTTGAACGAGTGATTGCTGTACGAATTGGTGACATAACTTCTTCTGCCTGAGGCATAGTTGGTGCTGTTGTAATTTGATGCGATGAAGTTTTGTCAATACATAGAAAATAGTTTTGTATACATGATGCATACATTGATTTAGCGGCTCCTCGGGCAACGATTAAATATTGCTTTTTAATGAGTCGCTTCTTGATTGTCTTAGTAACATAGTGTGTGCCACCTCGACCATCTGGTTCTGGTATAGTTTTCTCTACAAACTCATACCAACCAAATATAGACTCTGCCCAAAGTTTGAACGAATCAAGTAAGTGTAAGTCTGAACCGTCTGTTAAAACCAGCTCGTTCTCACAGAAAGCTATAAATCCGTTTATCGCTTTGTCGTCATAGTAATATTGCGGATCAGCGATTAGTTCGTCGATTCGTTGCATTTCCATGGCGATTTCATTAGATATCGGGATTTCACCTCTAATTACAGCATCTCTAAATTGGCCGTAATAGTAAGGCACAGCCGTATTAGATAATGCCATTATTGTTCACCTACCTATGTTTATCTTCTAGCAAGTACGCTATATACTGTCTTCCAGTCTCGCGTGTTCCAGATGGAATGTCTTCAACAGTGCCTCTAAGAATATCGTCAGAGTTTGTGCGCTGAGACGTTGTTCTGTTTGTTCCATGCTTATTAGTCTGCTCTTCTTTTCGAGAATTCGATTGCTGTTGATTATTCTTTTCAGACTGCTGTTGGGTCGCTGCTGCAGAACGTGCTTTGGCATTGTCAATCTTTCTTTGATTTTCAATGATTTTCCACTGATTTTCTAAATCTCTAGCCTTATCTGCAAGTATTTGAGATTGAGATTTAGTGGACTGAGCGTTAAGACCTAACTTGCTCCTAACATTCTTTTCAACGTAATCACCAAGTATCCGTGTTCCGCGTTCAATAGCCATATCCGTTAAGTTTCTACTTAATTTCTGTGTAATTGCTTTACCTTTTGAAACTTTGGCTGGTTGCAAGCTATTTAATTCGTTTTCAAGTCTGATACGTTCAATTCTTTTGCGAATCTGAGCATCGGTCATTTCGTTTACTGGTTTAGACCCTTTGCTTTTTGTTGGATTCCTACGAAGCTGCTTACCTGTTAGCCTGGTATAGTCATCCTTCATTTTCTTTGCTTTTCGTTTACCCAGATAATTCAAGCTTCCATCTTTTTTCGTAAAAATATGTTGATACCATTTCATACCTTTACGTCCAGAATGCTCCAGTTCATCAGGAGCTAATAGTGCGTCGTAATTGTATTGCCACATTTATTCCTCCTGTAACAATTTGACCTTTTCACTCATTCGCCATTCAAGTTCTGTAGCATAGTTTTTACTTGCTTCCAAAACTATCGAGCTCGTTGGTGGGTCAAATATGATTTTTACTTTTGTGCCTGTGTATGTTCTTGCTAAATTAGCCAAGGCCACGTTGTCCGGTATAAAGTCTGCCCATGTACTTGTGTTGTCAGAAATTGTGAATCCATCTGTTCCGACTCCAATATCATTTAATATTGCAAGCTGCGCATTTATGTACATAACTAAGTCTTCATCAAAGCTTGTGCATTCCGGAGCTACATTGACCTGCTTCTTTACAGAACCTAAAATGCTTTCTATTAAAACATCATTCATTGTCGTATCTCCTATTGTTTCCATGGACAGGTATCGTTTGGTGTTCGTTCTATAGGTGCAATAACAGCATTTGAAATATCTCCATAATGAATCAGATTGTGAGTGTTGAGGCAGCAACATATAGCGTTATCCATATTCAGTAATTTCTCCAAATTCCTTGCTTGTATGTCTTGAGGAGTTATAGGTTCAATATGATGAATATAAATTCCGTTGTATATTGTAAAACCGTCAATACCTAAATCGCATCCATTGTCACGCAATATAACATTACGCCGGAAATGCTTCCATTCTGGAGACCTGTAGAAAGTTTGGTTTAACCATCTGCTTCCCCCAAAGGTCTCGTGCCCAATAACGGATTTGAAAGAAAGATAGGCTAAGCGCTCTTCAAAAGTTGAAAGCTGTATAAGTTCTGAATATGTTTTCATATATCAATGTCGTCTCCTGGGTCATCTTCACCAGAATATATACCCATTGCACGTATTGCATTCTTGTACATATTCAATTGCTCATCTGCTGACTTATACGCCTGTGTTTTCGCACTTATTAAATCTTTCTGTTCACCCATTATGTCTCGCTCAAGTCTTTCTTTAGAAGAACCTATCTTCAAAAAATGTGTAATGACCTGAGCTGATGCTGTTCCTTCTAATAATTGCTTCTCTGCGAGATCCATAGCTGCCGCCACCATACGATTCTCCCGCTCTTCTAATGAAGCTGCAGGTTTTCTGTCTTCTTTTTTAGGCATTACTATCTCATCTCCTATTGTTCACATATGTTTATATAAAGTTGTAGACATCTTTATAGAACATACAAACCTGTTTTATACCTCTTTTTCGAGCTTAAAGAGGCTATGTGAACACTTGTTTGCACCTGAGGTACCAGATGAAAGGAGATAAAATACCGATAAGAGCTTGTATGTTCTATAAAGATGTCTACGAAAATATGCACCGTGTCCAAATTGCTTTTCAAAAATATCCCTCCGGAGATTTTTTTAAGACGGCCGCGATGCAGTAGGGGGTGTCAATTTTCAGGACCCCCTCCCCTATCAAAGCCGGGACTTACCTGTCCCAAACTACTGATAGAGGTAAATAATATTCAATTTTATTTGTTTATGATGATTCTTCTGATGAATACATCATTTTCTTTGCATAATCAGCAAACTTTTGTGCTGTTTCTTTATTAACTTTCACATAATTTCCTAACAAATCATACTTAAGAATCTCATTCATTGCTTCATCAATTTCAGAATCATTAAAAGACTTTGATAAATTGTCAGAAGTTACACAAATTCTATCTAAGTAAGAACAAGTGTTGTAACCTTGCAACGAATCGAACATTTGCCATTCATCAAACTGTGTGAAAGGATTGTAAGGATTGTCGGAAGTTGTTAGCATCCAATCATTTGAAACTGTTTCCATTGCTTTGTCCTTTCATTAATTACAAGTACTTAGAAACTGTGCTTGTTGAAACACCCATTGCAGCAGCAATCTCTGCAATAGTGAATCCATTTGCACTGTAAGACTTAATACGACTAACCTTTGCATCACTAAGTGCATTTGTTTGTTTCGGTAGAGCTCTTTGCTTTAAAGCATCTTGATCACAATTCTTAAAGATTTGTAACTGTTTGCTATTACTTATAGCACCTGCTTGAATGGCTTCCCATTCTTTGTCATCAATAACTATGTTTGGCTTCTTGGCTCCATATGTAGCTCTAGCTGTGGCCAATGCTTGCGATTTAACTTTCTTAAGTTGATCCTTATTTTCTTTGTCTGTCAGAGAAGGGCTCTGTTCCTTCTTTTCTTTCACAATTATGTTTGCATATAACTGTGCCTGGCGTTCTTTAGGGGCATTCTGTAAAGCTAATTTAAGTTTGGCATCCAGGGAAGCGCACTGTTCAGCATACTTCTTCTTAGCCTCAGGGGAGTAGGTGGCACTAGGGGTATTCAGTAGGCTTAGTCTAGCCTGATTACCTAATGCCTTCTGCTTATTGGCATAGTCTGCATAAGCTAACTCTTTCTGATCATGTTTGTCACCGACAAGAGCCATAGCATCCTTAGCTAGCTCCATCTTAGGTACCGAAGTAGTACGTAGGGAGGTGACTACCTGGGTAGTCCCGTTCTTTAGGGTCCTAGTGGTGGTATAGGTAGCCCCAGTCTCGGTGTACAGTTTCTCTCCTGTCTTAGGGTCTATGTAGTGTTTAGTAGTCTTGCCAGTTACTGGGTCAGTAATGTACTTACCTTCTTTTCTTTCTGGCACTGTCCTATCTTCTGACTTAGACCTTGAAATAATAGTCGAAGCTCCGCCTCCGCTTTGCCACTTCTTCTTAAGCTCATCTATACCGTTATCAATTGCACTCTGCTTATAGTCCAACTTATGTTTCTCGGAATCAATAACAACCATCGAATGTCTAACAGCTCTTTCTATTTCGTCTGTTGGTGCACCCTTTAATGTCATGTCTGTAATAAGATTTGATACTACGCCCATCTGCTTCTGTTTGTATGCAGAAGTAATAACCTTTGCGCCATTAGCAAGCTGCTCATCTGTATACTTATACTTCTTTGGGTCGAAGTCTTTCAATCCTTCAAGAGGCTTATCGTGTTTGATTCGTACTGATGAACCACGATTGTTTGCTGGTATAACCATGACGGTGTCACCATCAAAGTCTGCACCTGACAGTATGCCCGCTACATGTGAGTTGATGCCAACAGCGTCCTTCGCATTACCCAATGCTTTCTTTGCTTTAGCTTGATTGTTGTTGACTGTGAGCTCTGGTATCTCGAACGTTCCTCCATGAGGGTAACGAACCAGGCAAACTTTTTCACCATTCTTATAGTTTGGAGCATAAATCTCCTTATCACTCATTGATGGGATTGGTAGTATTACTTGCATAGCCTGCCTTGGTAAGGCTGCAGCTTTCAAGTGAACCGCTGAGGCATCACAGTCATCTGCAAATGATTCCAACAATGTCTTTTTAAGAGCTGGGTTCTGCAATGACATAATTTCATTATACTGTGTCTTCTTCTCATCATAAGCCAAGTTGAGCTGCTTCTTGATAAGAGGTAAGTCCTGCTTAGATAAGAACTGAGATGACAAAGACTTCGCATACTCTGACCAGTCACCTTCTTCTCTAAGCTTGTTTACTGGTGATAAGCTGTAACGAGGCTCATCTTTCTTCGTAGATTTAGTAGCTTCTGAATATGACTCTCCAACCTTGACATACTTTCCATTTGGGTCAGAATAATATCGTTGGCCGTTGGCTTTTATCAAAGCTCCAAAAGGATTATCTGGATCATCTTTAATCTTCTTAAAGACATCTTCCGGTGGTGTACCTTTCTTTTTGTTGGTGTTGAAGATAATATCAACTCCGTCAGGCATCTTATCTGGTGAATACATAGCCATTCCTTTGAGGTAATGGGTTCCGTCAACCATGATACGAACCTGTGCATAGCTAGAGTTGCCTAAAGAAATATCATCAACACCTCGTCTGATTTCGATTGTTCCATCTCTATCAATACCACCATCTTCTGCATAGCGAATCATTACTCGCTTACCGTCGATACTTGTAGGCTGTCGAACTACATCAAAGTGTGCACCACCATCTCTTGAATATTCAGTGACAGTATGAATCTTGTCTGGGTTGTGAATAACATCAGACCATTCTGTTCCAGGAGGTGCTAATACTTTGACAGTTGTGTACTTTCCCGGATTGCTAACTTGAGGTACTTTTACTTCATGAGTTACATAACCTTGGTCCGTCAGCATGGTAACTGCATTCTTAAGTCTTGTTGCTGATACATTCATATCAATTTCTACGCCAGAACCAATATCAATATATCCTTTATCATCAACATTCTTCTTAAGCACATCAGCAGTTGTCTTGGTGAGGCTTGCCTTTTCTTTAGCTTTCTCATCTAACCATCCTCTAACTGATGATTCATTCTTGCCCATAATACGGCCAATTTCAGAAGCGCGGTAGCCTTTTTCCTTAAGAGTTTGAGCCTGCCTGATATTGTTAGCTCGTTCCTGAGCTACAGCATTAGCTTTCAACTCTCTAAGTTTAGTTGTCGACACTCCCATACATTGGGCTATTTCTTTTTCAGTCATGCCTTCTTTTTGAAGCTCTTTGATGTAACCCAATGTATCTTTTGATCTCTGAGGATTTTCACCAGAACCTTTACGGTATCTACCAGAACCTGTTGGTGAACCATCATAAGGCTGTTTGGTGCCATAGTGCATTAGCTCTTGTTCCATCTCACATTTCCTCCGAAATCAAAAAGTTTGTTAACATCTTGTCATAAGCTACGATTCTATCCATAATAGGCAGAATATCGTCAGCTTCTGGTATTGTGACTGACACTTCGTTGTTCTGATAAATTCTCAGTTCAATGTCTATGCAGCCTGGTTTAAGTTTTTCCTGCAAACAATAAAGACTGGCATATGTCAGAAGCTGCTCAATATGAACAGGTGACAATCCAGTCTTTAAATCAAATATCATGAGTTTATTCTTTGAGAATTTGAGCGCGTCAGCATGACCAAATATGGGTGGCAACTTACCACGACTCTTAAACTCTGCTAAAGGTGTTGCAGAATATGATACTGGAACTTCCGTATCCATGCGGAATCCAATAGCATCATTTGTGTAAGTCATAAGATTCGGGAATATACGGTCAACATAATACGCGACTACGTTTTCAGGTATTCCGTGAATCAGCAGATGCTTACGTACTTCCTTCTTGTCAGACTTTAGTATCTTAATACGATATCTAATTGCATTCTCTGCATACTCGTGAATTAAAGTTCCGACTTCCTGAGCATATCCAGAACATATCATTCTGAAAATATCATCAGGTGTCAGATTCTTTGTTGCCCAACGAGTTGCCTGACTTGGTGGAAGTTTGGCATGCTTACCTTTTAGCATGTCCGAATACATCATCAAGCTCATCTAATATCTCCTCCTTATTCTCTGGATAGATAAATCTTGCGAAAGACATATCGTTCCATTTGTTCACATAATAATCTTGATTTGGTCTATGACTTGCTTTGCTCGATTGCTTGCACTCAAGAGCAGCCCACTTGTCGTTATGAAGAATTAAAAGGTCCGGGGTACCTTGTCTATACCCTGCATCATTCTTCATAACAACGCATCCGTCATATCTGGATTTTATTTCTTTAATCAGACCTGACTGGAAATTTCTTTCTAGCATCATTAACTCCTTTCGTGCGTGCGTAAAAAAAATAAGAGCAACCAATTATGGTCGCCCTCTCACTATAATCTATGTTTTTTACGCGATTGTGGTTCCGTTTTTATACCCACAAAAATATAAGAGCAACTGCAATATACGGTCACCCTCTCACTATAGTGTATGTTTTTTACGCGATTGTGGTTCCGTTTTTTGGTGGCTCAAATTTAACAGGATTCTCAAAACGGAATCTAAATACGTCAGTCGAAACATGCAGAATATTTGCAAATCGAGAAATTGTATAGAAGTTAGGAATGCGTACGCCACGAATATATTCACTGATTTGATGCTGCGAAATTCCAGACGCAATTGCTAACCGGTGTTGTGTCATGGCATGCATGTACATATACTTTTGTAACTTGTGTCCAAAGTACTCATTCATCTTCTCTTTGCTCATTGGAAGCTTGCCTATCTTGAACCACGTCTCCTCCATGTAATAAAATATTTCATAAGTGCCATCATAGAATTGAAACGTAATGGACGCTTCTTGCCAATTTAAAGAATATGCTTTTATTCGTGAAATATACTCGTCGTCGCAGTAGTATATGAGTCTGCGCCAAATATCTTCATTCATTTGC